CAGCGTCCCTGCTTTGCAGCCGACTGGTTACTGGTGTCAAGGGCACCTTTACTGAGACTGGTGTTGCAGCGTCCCTGCTTTGCAGCCGACTGGTTACTGGTGTCAAGGGCACCTTTACTGAGACTGGTGTTGCAGCGTCCCTGCTTTGCAGCCGACTGGTTACTGGTGTCAAGGGCACCTTTACTGAGACTGGAATCCCCGCTGGAGTCCTTAGGAGCCGGTTAATAACTGGCACTGCGGGGGCTTATGTCCTGGATGGTAAGGCTGCCAGCTTTTCCTATGTACCAGTTACTGGCTACACCCTTCCAGCGGTAGTTGGAGCCTTCAGCCTTGGGTTACCCGCAGCCTCTCTACGTAAGTCCCGTCTATTAGCCTCTGCAACAGGCCCATTCACCCTTGTAGGCAAGGACGCAAGCACCCTTAGGTCAAGGCGCCTTCCTGGGGCTCCTGGAGGTCTCTCCGCAGCATTTAGCGCTGCTGGGCTTGTCTACTGGGCACCACAGCAGTACATCCTTGGAGCTTCGCCCGCTGTCTATACATTCGTGGGATTACCGGGGCAGCTGCTCTACTCCGACGGCGCCCAGATCCGAATACTCAGTGATGGTGAGGTCCTCTGGGTGGGAGCTATTGGTTCCCGTACAGAGGTCCCATGGTGGGAGGGAGACTACCGAACATTTGATCCACGTCTAGTGCTGAGGGACTTCCTCGGCAGAACATATGGCTGACGTATATTCCGTCGCTCACCGCCACCAGCCTCTTCAGGTAGGCAAGGGCGACAAACTCTATGTACCACCTGGCTGGTACTCAGAGATGCAGCTGATGTATATGCTGCGAAAGCTACATGCTCAGAACTTCCCCAAGCCTTGCGTACACGAGGCCTGGAAGGAGGAGCACTGCCACGTCTGCGAAGAGGAGGTGGGGGTGGAAGCTCCTGTTGAAGTTACTCCAGCGGAGCCCACTCTGTTCGACCGTCTGGTGGATCGGGTGGTGATGTTCCGCAACGCTCTTTGGTCCGCAACTCTAGAGACATTCAAGAAATGACCGCTTACGCAATTAACCTGAAGACCCGCACAGCCATCCCTACTACTGGGTATGGTGCAATCAAGATTGACGCCACGGCCGACTCTGCCCTGGCTGCCCTTACTACCTCCAGCACGGTGGCTGATGCCATCAAGGTGCTCAACGCCTGCATCGCCCGCGCCTACACGACCGACGCCAACAGCACCGGCCTGGCTAACTCTGTCCGCTGGCAGGGTGTCCGCCTCTGGTATGACGGCACCTGGGTGACTACCAAGGCCATCACCGGCTCTGGCGCCTGGAGCCTGGTGGGCCTCTCGGCTACTGCTGATAACCCCGGCACTGTCCTGACCTACCAGTGGGAGAAGTCCGCCAACGGTACCTCCGGCTGGGCCAGCGTCTCCGGTGAAACCGAAGTCTCCCTGACCGATGCTGGCGCTGCTGCTGGTGATACCGGCTACTACCGCTGCAAGGTGACCGGCACCTACGCAGGTGTCACTGAGGTCGTCTACAGCAGCGTTGTGCAAGTCACCCATAGCTGATACCTAACCGCTCCTGGAGGGCCCTTCTAGGGCCTTCTAGGGGCCTCTCCGTGCGTTCCATAGAGATGCCTACCTTCGCTATTAATAGAGCCCCAAATCTCGACTACTTCATGGGGGCTTTGACCTCCAACAAGATTACCGAGATGTCAGGGGGAAAGCTCAAGCCCCTCACTCGGGAACAAGCTGCTGGCCTGGTCGGCTCCTGGATCGTCGAGACAGGTAAGCCGGATCTCAAAGGCCTAGATGTCGTTGAGAAAGGAGCACAGGCTGGACGAGGACTCAGCCAATACACCGGGGCCCGCAGAGATGCCTACGACCGTGCTCGCTCACAGGCTATTGCTAAGGGTATTGATCCCAATAGCCCCCAGTGGCAGCTCCAGTACTTCATAGAGGAGTATACCGGCAAGCATGACCCGGCCCCAGGGCAAAGCCTGATCGGCTGGACAAAAGTGTTCGAGAACGCTCCAACTAAAGGCTCCCCTGCCTTCTTCGCTCAGTACTTCACTGGCTCCGCCCAGTCTGGAAAGGGATACTTCAGACCTGGAGTTCCCCACACTGAGTCCAGGCAGAAGGCAGCAGAGCAGGTGTACCGGGTAACGCCTCCTGTCCCCACTGCCAAGCCAGCTGCTCCCAAGCCAGCTGCTCCTAAGGCCGCTGCTCCCAAGAAGCAGGAATCACCGCAATGGTTCAATTTACTATCGATTCCGACCTTCTGAAGCTAGAACTACTCAAGCGTCTCTTCAGAAAGACATATAAATGGAATCCTAATCTCCGCTTCGCTGTCCTTGGCCTCTTTGTCTACATCCAAGAGCGTGTCATTGAGGCCAAGGCAGTAGCAGCCGTTGATGAGGCCGTAGCGGAATACAACCAACAGTTCCCTGTTATCCCGGAACTGCCTACACCAATTTATTCAGAAGCCCCTTCTCAGGTGGAGGGCCTCCCTGAGATGAGACTTACCGCGCCTTGGTATGACAAAGACTGAGACCTGGAAACCAATCCCTGGCTATGAGGGGCTATACGAGTGCTCCGACCGTGGTCAGGTGAGGAGCCTAGATCGACAGGTCCGCGCCAAGGGCGGAAGTACCAAGCTCTCTCCTGGGATGGTACTGAGCCAAGGGCGTAGCACCACTGGCTACTACAGTGTTAGCCTGTGCAAGGCAGGTGTCATTCGGCAGTATGGGGTACACAGGCTGGTCCTATTGACCTTCGTAGGACCGCCTCCCGGCCGAGCTGATGCCTGCCACAACAATGGACGAAGAACAGATAATCGACTCGTGAACTTGCGGTGGGATACCCACAACAAGAACATGAGAGACAAGATCAAACATGGGACGCAGCCTCGTGGTGAGACGCACGGCTGCTCCAAACTAAATGAATCACAGGTAAGGGAAATCCTTGCTTTAGGGAAAAACCTATACCAGCATCAGATCGCAGAGAAGTTTGGAGTTAGTCAGACAGCTATCTGGAGAATCCTACGAGGTAAGACATGGCAGCACCTAGCCTAGAACAGAAACTAAAAAGCGACTTCCGGATATTCCTAACCGCCATGTGGCACGCCATCGGCCTGCCTAAGCCCACTAGGGCACAGTACGCCATGGCTGAATATCTTCAGAACGGCCCGAAACGACTGCAGCTACAGGCATTCCGTGGAATCGGAAAGAGCTTCGTCACAGCCGGGTACGTCCTGTTTGAGCTTTATCGTGATCCCGACAAGAAGATCTTGATTCTCTCTGCATCCAAGGAGCGGGCGGATGCAAACAGCTTATTCCTCCAAAAGTGCATCAACGAGATACCTTGGCTGGGACACATGCGCCCACAAGACGATAGTCAGCGTTGGTCTCGCGTGTCCTTTGACGTTGCTAACTGCGTGCCTACCCAGGCACCATCCGTTAGGTCGGCTGGCGTTGGTAGTCAGATAACCGGAAGCCGTGCAGACATTATCCTCGCTGACGACTGTGAGGTTCCTAGCAATAGTGCAACTGACGCCCTGAGGGAGAAGCTCCTACAGCAACTCACTGAGCTTGAGGCAATCCTGATACCTAAGCCAACAAGTAAGATCCTGTTCCTGGGCACGCCGCAGTCGTGCTACACGGTCTACAGGAAACTTGCTGAGAGGGGCTACAAGGCCTTTGTTTGGCCGGCTAGGTATCCCAGTGACCCAGGCCTATACGAAGGCACCTTAGCGCCCCAGCTAGTGGCCGAACTGGAGGCAGGAGCGAAGCCTGGCTCCCCTACAGATACCCGCTTCAGCCATGAGGAGCTGCTTGAAAGGCAGGCATCGATGGGACGCTCTGCCTACCAGCTCCAGTTTGAGCTGAACACCACCCTCTCTGACGCTGATCGCTTCCCCCTCCGCTTCGCTGATCTCATCCTCACCCCCCTCGGTGAAGAGTGTGCTGAGCGGTATGCCTGGAGCAGTGACCCTCGCTATGCCATCAAAGACCTACAGCCCGTAGGACTGCCCGGAGATCGCTTCTACGGGCCGATGTTCATCGATGAGGGTATATGCCCTTACACCGAGACAATCGCTGCTGTAGACCCTTCTGGACGTGGCTCAGACGAGACTGTGGTTACTATCCTCTCCCAAGCCAACGGCTACATCTTCTTCAGAGATATGAGGGCCTTCAAGGATGGCTACTCTGATGAAACCCTATCCTCCATCGTTCGTCTCTGTAAGCAATACAAGGTCCAAACCATCCTCGTCGAATCTAACTTCGGTGACGGTATGGTCTGTGAACTCCTCAAACGACACATGATCCAGCAACAGCTGCCAGCTGCTGTCGAAGAGGTCCGCTCCACGGTCCGTAAGGAAGAACGCATCATCGCTACCCTGGAGCCTGTCATGCAGCAGCACAAGCTGATCGCTGACCCCAAGGTCTTCAAGTACGACTTCAACTCCAACCCAGACCTGGCTCCTGAGAAGCGCCTAGAGCACATGCTCATGTACCAGATGTCCCGCATGTGCAAGGAGAAGGGAGCAGTACGACACGATGACCGTATCGACTCCCTGGCTATGGGGGTCCAGTGGTTCATCGATGCCCTGGCTCAGTCGGCCCATAAGGCCCAGGCCACTAGGAAGGCCATGGAGTTCGACGCCATGATGACCGCCTTCGAGGAGGTCCCTCACCTGGCGACAGATGCCCTGGCTCTGGGGAGGAGCTTCACAGGCATCAAGGTCAATAGAAACCGTGTCTACGACTGGAGTTCTGGTCGGTAGGGTTTTATCCCTCTACCCCGAGAGAGAGTATCGCCCCCCACCTCGGGGGGCCCCTGCGGGGCTTCTCTACGACCCCCTCAGTGGGGAAGACAAACAGACTAGGCCTATCAGCTTGAAGGGATGCAGGCCCCCTTCAAGACGACCTAGCTCATAAAGACCACCTACCAGTGGGCAGGCCGCAGGCCCATCGAAGATGAGGGAGTCGTAGACGACCGAATCTGAGATACCGGAGTCTTCGTAGAAGACGAGGATTACTCTAATTCTCATAGGCTTAGGTAGGGAGTACGTAGTACTCACGACCGAGGATAAGACTGAGGAGCGAAGCTCCGAAGTCCCGAGGGAGTCTCCTACCTTCTCATAGGCCGAATTAAGCCATCTTATAGAAGCAATGGGATCTCGGTATCTTTTACCACAAAAACGTGAAGGGTCTACGGGATAGTGGCAGCCCCAGAGTCCCCCCATAGCCCCCCTCTCCTTCGAGAATTAGGCCCCCGGGGGTATGAATTAGTAGGCCAGACTAGGGCACATGGGTATCACCCAGGCCAGAGCCCAGGCCAGCACTGGGTTCTCATTAGATCCGCACTCTAATGGGCAGGCCTG